CAAGGACGCCTGCCAGAACATCCTGAACTCCACCAAGGGCGCGGTCTACATCGCCATGAGTTCCTCGGAACTCGACACCTTGCAGTCCGCCTTCCGCGCCGCCGGTGGACGCTGGTCCACCTTCATCATCTGGGCCAAGAACACCTTCACGCTCGGCCGCGCGGACTATCAGCGGCAGTACGAGCCGATCCTCTACGGCTGGCGCGAGGGCAGCGATCACTACTGGTGCGGTGCGCGCGATCAAGGCGATGTCTGGAACGTCAAGAAGCCGCAGAAGAACGACCTGCACCCCACGATGAAGCCGGTGGAACTGGTCGAGCGCGCGGTGCGCAACAGCAGCAAGACGCGCGATCTGGTGCTAGACCCATTCGGTGGCTCAGGCTCCACGCTAATCGCCTGTGAGAAAGCAGGCCGGCGTGCGCGCCTGATCGAGCTCGATCCGAAGTACATGGATGTGATCGTGCGCCGGTGGGAAGAATTCACCGGCAAGTCGGCCGTTCACTCGATCACCGGTCAGCCCTTCTCGGGCGCCCTCGTGGTCAATGAATCTGATCCGGCGGCTCTAGAAGTTGAGACTTGAAGGCATCGCCTGAACAGACTTCTTCGTCGAGGATGGCGCGGATCTCGTTGACGCCAGCCACGGCAATCGTCAAGGCACACAGGCACAGAGCGTGCCGTTCGGCGTTGGGGGAGGCGAGAAGGTCCTCAAACATGCCGGAAACGGCCCGATCGACCTTACCTCGCATGGCCGCAAAAACGCGGTTCTGCTGCTGAGCGTTCATGTCGTCCAGTTCAGGACACATGCGCAACAACAGCGTCACCGAAAGTTCGCAGAGGAGACCTCCGAAATCCTCAGCGCGGGTGTCGTCGGTCTCTGCACTCATGCAGTCTCCTTCCGCTCCTCAATCGTGCAGGCCTACTGCAAGGCGATAGACGCGCTGGGCACCTGCGTTTTTGCTGGAGGATATCGAAAGGCCGCGCTTCTTAAAAGCGCCGGCAAAGGTCCCGCGCACGGTGTGCTGCTGCCAGCCGGTGGCCTGGCAAATCTGCTCGATGGTGGCGCCCTCGGGGCGTTGGAGCATGGCGATGACCTGGGCTTGCTTGCTGTGCTCGCGCGGTGCCTTGGGTTGTGCTGTTTGTGCTGCCGGTGGCGTGATCCCCAGCGCGGCGTAGCCGGCGTCGGTCAAGGTCAGGCCCTGCTCGGTCTGGGCGATGAAGCCCCGTGTGGTCAGGCTCTCGACGATCTTTGTCCTGGCGCCGCCCTTGACGGTGTCGGGGAACCACAGCACCTGGCCGTGGTGGTGCTCGTGGGCGTAGGCCAGGACGGCTTGCTGGGTAGCGGTGATGTCGTGGTTCATGGTGTGCTCCTGATGGGGTGTCACTGCTGCGCGTCAAGTTGATGGGCCAGGCGTGCCTGGGTGAAGCCCACCCACTTGCCCTGGGTGTCCAGGCCGCGGTTGGCGAGTTCCTCGCGGGCCAGGCGGTTGAGGTCGATCTCGCCGCGGGCGGCAGCGGCCAGCACCTTGGTCAGTGCGGTCTGCAGGAAGCCCAACTCGTCGACCGTGAACTCGGCTTGGTAGGTGGTGGTTTGGGTGGTGCTCATCTCGTTCTCCTTGATGCGGTTGATGGTGTGGCTATGAACGCTCTTCTCGCCACAGAAGACAAGTCAATCCGTCGAGGTTGAGCCGAAGTTCTTGCTTGCAAGCAAGGTGGTGCGAACAACATGCCGAGATCTGCCCCGACACCCTGTCGTTACCCGGGCTGCGGAGCGGTTCTGGCCACTCCGGGCTATTGCGCGACGCACCGACCGGTGATGCACCGCGACTACGGGCGCGCCAGGCGTGGCTTCGATGTGGAGGTCGGCTTCTATCAATCAAGCCGCTGGCGTGCGGTGCGGGCTGCGGTGCTGCGTGAGCGCCCGCTGTGCTGCGCCTGTGAGCGCTCCGGTGCCTTGGTAGTGGCCAGCGTGGTGGACCACGTGGTGCCGATCAAGGACGGTGGCGACCGCTTCGATGCAGCGAACCTGCAGCCGCTGTGCGTGCCGTGTCACAACCGCAAGACGGCCACGGAGCGTGCGCGGCGTGAGGCCTCAGCTTCCCCTGCTGGGGGGAGGGGGGTCTGAATCTCTGGAGTTGGCTGCCGCAGATGCGTGCGCGTGCCCGAATTTTTACGCGTGCAAATTGAATAAGGGGGGGATCCCCCGGATGGGATGGTCATGGCCGGTCGAAAACCGCTGCCCACCAAGGTCAAACAGATCAAAGGAACGCTTCAGAAGAGCAGGATGAACCTGCGCGAGCCCAAGCCCGAAGGCGACCTGGTGGTCGCACCGGACTACATGAGCGAGGGAGCCAAGGCCGCATGGCGCTACGCCCTGGAGTGCGCTCCCCCGCACCTGCTCAAGCGCCTGGACATGTCGGTGCTGGAGGTCTGGGCCTGTGCTGCAGACCTGTACCGCAAGGCTCAAGCCGGGATCGCCAAAACAGGTCTGCTGGTCAAGGCCCCCAACACAGGGGTGCCGATGCAGTCACCGTATCTGGCCATTGCCAACAAGCAGGCGCAGATCATGACCAAGGCCGCAACAGAGATGGGCTTTACGCCCGCCTCGCGCTCGCGGGTCACGCTGCCCATGGAGGCTGCCGAAGACGATCTGGATCCGTGGGCAGATGTGGTGAGCTGATTCCCGCGCGATGGTGGCAATGAACTATTCCGCGATGGGCATGCGCTATGCCGAACAGGTGGTGGCCGGTGAGATCCCCGCATGCCGCTGGGTGCAACGGGCCTGCCAACGCCAACTGGACGATCTGGCCCGTTTCAAAGGCAAGGCCAGTCCCTACCGCTTCAATCCCAAGCTCACCGGTCAGGACGGGCGCAGTTTTCATCCGGCGGACAACCTGTGCGTGTTCATCGAGCGGCTGCCCCATGTGAAGGGGCCGCTGGCCGGTGAACCTATTGCGCTGGAGCCTTGGCAGGCGTTCATCCTGACGACCGTGTTCGGCTGGGTGGGCGAGGACGGCAAGCGCCGGTTTCGGCGCTCCTACATCGAGGTGCCGCGGGGAAACGCCAAGTCCACGCTGTCCTCGGCGGTTGCGCTGTACATGCTGGCGGCTGACCGCGAAGGGGGTGCCGAGGTCTATTCGCTGGCCACCACTCGCGACCAGGCTCGCATCGTGTTTGGCGACGCGCAGACGATGGCGCGGCGCAGCCCGGGCTTCAGAAACCGCTTTGGCGTGGAGGTCGGTGCGCACAACCTGCATGTGCTTTCCACCGGTTCGAAGTTCGAAGCCCTGTCTGCCGAAGGCTCGACGCTGGACGGCCTGAACATCCACTTCGGCTGCATCGACGAGTTGCACGCGCATAAGACCCGCACCGTCTACGACGTGGTGGAGACCGGTACCGGCAAACGAGACAACTCCCTGCTGTGGGTCATCACCACGGCCGGCAGCAACCGGTCCGGTATCTGCTACGAGGTGCGGACCTTCGTGACGAAGCTGCTGGACGGGGTGTTTGAAGACGATACCCAGTTCGGAATTATCTATGGATTGGATGACGGAGACGACTGGACGACCGAGAGCGCGCTGATCAAAGCCAATCCGAACTGGGGTATCTCGGTGCGCCCGGAGGTCTTGGCGCCGCTGCAGGCCAAGGCCATGCAGTTGCCCAGCGCGGTCAACAACTTCAAGACCAAGCACCTCAACGAGTGGGTCAACGCCGACACCGCCTGGATGGACATGCGGGCCTGGGAGGCCTGCGGCGACAGCACCTTGGACATCGACGCCTTCGCCGGCCAGCCCTGCTGGATCGGCCTGGACCTGGCGAGTAAGACCGATGTGGCGGCACTCCTCATCGTGTTCGCCCACCCGGATGTGGCCGGTGCCTACGCGGTGTTCGGCAAGTACTACCTGCCTGAGGAGACGATCAGTGCTTCGGGCAACAGCCAGTACGAGGGCTGGATGCGTACCGGTCGCATCACCGCCACGCCTGGCAACGTGATTGATTTCGAGTGGATCGAAGCAGACCTGCTGGAACTCGCCTCGCGCTTTGAGATCCAGGCGGTGGCCTTCGATCCGTTTCAGGCCACACAACTGTCCACGCGCATGCTCAGCCAGGGCCTGCCCATGATTGAGGTGCGACCCACGGTGCTGAACTTCAGTGAACCGATGAAGACGCTGGAGGCGCTCGTGCTGCAGAAGAAGCTCAGCCATGACGGCGACCCAGTTCTGACCTGGATGGCCTCAAACGTGGTCGCGCACCTGGACGCCAAGGACAACATCTACCCGAGGAAGGAACGCCCGGAGAACAAGATCGATGGCATCGTGGCTCTGATCATGGCGCTGTCGCGCGCGATCAAGCCGGGTGAGGTGGTCGTGTTGGGCAGTGACTATGAGCTCATGCTGGTCTGAGCGGAAGACGCCATGGGACTG